TCATCTCCATCATTAACTTTTACAGATTTTTCATTTCCATTACTAATATTTTCATCTTCTTCTTCATCATCTCCATTACTAACTTTTACAGATTTTTCATTTCCATTACTAATATTTTCATCTTCTTCTTCATCATCTCCATCACTAACTTTTACAGATTTTTCATTTCCATTACTAATATTTTCATCTTCTTCTTCATCTCCGTCAGCTTCCTTCTCTATTTTTGTTAAAGGTTCAATATTATTATCATCAAATTCTTCTTCATCTCCGTCAGCTTCCTTCTCTATTTTATTATTTTTTTTAGTTTTAATATTATTATCAAATTCTTCCTCTTCATCTTCTTCATCGTCTCCATTTCTAACTTTTACAGGTTCAATGGTATTCTTATCATAAAAATCTTCATCTTCTTCATCTCCATCAGCTTCCTTCTCTATTTTATTATTTATTAAAGGTTTAATAGTATTCTTATCATCAAATTCTTCTTCTTCATCTTCTTGAATAAATATATCATGATTTTTATGTGATATAATAACATTTAATTCTTTTTTATTTAATTTATTAAATATATCGTTAAGTTCAATTATTTTATAATTTCTAGTCAAATCTATATCCTTTCCTATAAGAATTAAAATAATTTTTAATAAAGATATATGATAATCTGTAGTATCTTTAATAATACTATCCATATTATTTAAAATAAGATAAAAAAACTACAACTTTATATATTTATGTTCCTGAAATTCTATCTCTTATATTTTCTTCTTCATCATCTTCATCTTCTTCCTCTTCATCGTCATTATTTATTATTTTACTAACATCATGATATTTTTTATAGGTATTACTATCATCAACTTCATCTTCCTCATCATCATTATTTATTATTTTATCATCAATATCAATTTCCTTATCTTGTTCATTATTCATTATTTTATCATTAGAAATAGATTGTAAGTCTTTACTAGATATATCATTAAAAATATCATTAAGTTCAATTATTTTATAATTTCTAGTTAAATCTATGTCTTTTCCTATAAGAATTAAAATAACTTTTAATAAAGATATATGATAACTATTACAATCTTTGATAATACTATCCATATTAATTAAAATGAGATAAAAAAAAACTAAAACTTCATATAGAAGTCTTCATCATCTTTACATACATCTGCCCAAGACTTTCCAACAACCTTCATCTCAGCAACCTTCTCAACGACTTCAGCGATTTCATCAAGAGTATCGAATGAGTTTTTGTGGCTAATGTCAAATTCCTTGACTTTCATCACTTCAACCTTCTTCTCAACCTTAATTTCGTTCAACTTGAACTCATTGAAAACTTTGATAAGACGCTGTCTATCCTTAACTGACAGGCGATGGCGAAATCCGCATTTTTCATTGTAGCAAAGCTGACCAAACCGACAATTAGCCTTCCTTTTGTCCGTATTATCTTCCATTTTAGAAATTCCAGAGAGACCATCATATAACTTCTTGACAATCTTTCTATCCTTCAAAATCGGGAGATGAGTATAGGAACAATCACCATCAACACATACACAATTGAGATTACATACAGGAGTGCTCATCTTAGTTTATAAATATGATTAACAAGAGATAAATCATTTTTTTTCCATTTTCTAAATAAACAAATACAAAATGAATTATGTATTTATAATAGACTTGGATGGAACTATAATAGGAGATTGTATATATCAAGCGGAAATATATAAGATATCGTTAATATTAAATAAATTAAAGATAAAAATAAGGATAAATGATATATTAGAGGAATGTTATAAGGAAAAGACGAAATTAATAAGACCATATTTCAAGTTATTTATAGATAAGATGAGGGAACAATATCCAAACTCATCTTTTTATATATATACTGCTTCTGAAAAGAAATGGGCTGAAAGGGAGATATTGATAATAGAGAAGGTATTAAAAATGAAATTTAATAGACCTATATTTACAAGAAATGATTGTGAAATAGTGGTAAGGGATGATAAGATAGATATTAAGAAGTCAGTAGATGCGATAAAGAAGAGGATAAAGATAAAAAATCCGGAGATATTGATAATAGATGACAATGATGTATATATGGATAATAATGAAAAATTGATAAAATGTAAGGTATATAATTATAAATATTTTTGTAATTATTGGGATTATATTCCAATAGAGAAGATAAATAATAAGATAGTATTAAAATATTTAAAATCGTTAATAATGAATAATAGGTTAAGTCCTATTATTGAAAAAAAAACAATGAAGGATAAATTAAATAATTATGATTGGTTATATCAAAAATGTAATGAGGTTAATAAGTCAAATAAGAAATGTAGGGATGATAATTTTTGGTTAAAATTAACGAAGGTGATAATAGAAAATAGGATACTTAATTTTAATAATTCAGCGATAAAACTTATTCATAATAAGATTGTTGAACAGGTGGAGGATTAAGACGTGTACAATAATTTGAATTATAGATGAAGAATAGCCAATATATTGGTCCAGCTATACAAGCAACTAAACATCCTAATGCTTTATCAGTAGTAGAACCATTATAAAACCAGCATACAATAGACATTAAATAGCCAATAAAACCAACGAACCACCAAATAAGCATAATAATGAAAATGAAAATAACAAGTAAGGACATATTTATCTATAAATAAGAATTGATTATTTTTCATAATAATAATAAATCATTAATAATGCGTCGCATATATCGTCCTTTTTCTTTTCTTTTTTAATAATTTCTAATATATGATTATTAAAATATTTAGAATTTAATAAATAATTAGCGAAACTTATAGCATTAATTTTATTATTTCTATAATTACTTTTATCGTCTGTATTAGAGAATTCGGGATATTTTTTAGTTAAATCTAATTTATGTTTTGCCGATAAATTGATAGTTTCGATATCTAATCCTTCAAATTTAGATATCATTTTAAAAAAGGTATTAATAGTGATTTGAATACATCTCATTTTAGAAGTCATTTGACATTCGATAAGAACTTTCAAACATTCACCATCATTCATGATTATTTCATTATGAAATATATTATCAAGGAATTCGATAGTAGTATCGATAATAGTTTGTGTAGTAGCTTTATTATTAATTTCTAAATCTATTTTATTTAATTTAATAATTTCAAGATTATCTTGATTAATTGAAGCTATACAATATGCCATATTTTTAATACCGATATCAAATGAAATAAGCTTCATAATATAAATAATTAACATTTAATTTTAAGTGTTTTAACATCACTTAAAATAGGATTATTGGGATATACTATTCGATAATGAATATGTTGATCTATTACGGAACCAGAAGGGACTTTATATTTATTAGGACATTTAATATTAATAGATACTTTTTTATTATTAACAATAGCTACTCCACTATTTTCATAATTTCCATAAGCATCTTTTGGATTATTAAAAACAAAATTCTTATCCTTATTATCAATTGAAGCCCAATAAATAACTTTAGAACCATTGGGAGCATTTAAATCCAAATCGATAGAAAAATTTGTATTAGGAGGGTTCATATAATTGGGGATTAATGAAATAGGGAATGCGCATTCTCCTAAGAAGATAAGGAATGTTTCTTTAAAGGTTGATTTATAAATGATGAGGAAGATAAGAATAATAGAAATAAATTTCATAAAAAGATTACATTCTTCATTTCCAACGATATAGATAGCATTAATAGAAGATATAATAAAAATTAAGATAGTGAAAACGAAATGTATGCTAATAGAATTATTCATCTTTTAATAATTGGGAAGAATTTAAATTGGTGAGGAATTGAATAATAGAAGGGATTGTTTTAAATTGGATAGTATTTTTAGTATTAGTTGCGGAGCAATAATTATGAATAGAATTGAATAAATCTAAAACGAGTTTTTTCATATCTTCCATATCATTGGCAAATATTAGATTATTTTCTTTAATGATGATATCTAATTCGGTTGAAGTAATATTAGGATTATTATAAATATCGCGAATAACGTCATTGGAAGGATTATTAAATTTGATGAAATTATAATAGATGATATCTTTATAATAATTGAATTTTTCAGTTTCTTCAATTTCTTTTTTAAGAGTATCATTATCGATATGAGGGATATCATTTTCCAAAACCAATTCTAATAATTTATTTTTAGAGATTTTCATAATACCTTCACATTCTTTACCTTGTTTAATATAGAAAACTTTAATATCATTAATAAGTTGTTTTTTAGATAATTTAGAGGACATGAATAATTAAATTTTTGGTGAAAATAAAAATCATTTTTTAATTAATTAAAAAAATTATTACCTATGATAAATAAAATTCCAGAAATGATAACTAAATTAATTTTAAAATTCAAATAAACATATTTATCATTTAATTCTCTAATACCTTCTACAAATAATCCTGCTAGATTAGTATAAAGAATTCTTAATTTTCCATCATGTTTTTTAACTATTGCTTCAGGAAGAATTTTATTAACTTCTTGAGCAATTAGACCAGTATATCTATTATTATCAAGAACATCATTTCTATTAAATGTATAACCTCTAATCTTATTTATTTTATCAAGAGGATTTTTAATAATTTTTAAATTAAATTTATATGAAATATCACTATCAGTTGTAATATCAGTTGTGCTATAAATACTACCACATACAACTAAAGAATTATTTCTAAGAAAATTAGGATTTAAAGTTCCTACATTATTTGAACCCATTAAACAGCTTCCTGCAATTTGTAAAACAACACCTTCTTCATTTCTCGAAGGAATAGATTGAATTCCAATTTTACTAAAAGAATTTGAACTAATAACATCAATAGGATTAATCCATTCTAATTCAAGAGTTCTATTATTAATTTTATTAATACCTAAAGAATTATTTAAATTCCCAATATTTTTAGGAAATATAATATCATACGAATTAACTATATTTGAAGTTCTCATATTCATAAATAGATTATTGCTATAAAAACTCAAACCATTATTATAAATAGATAAACCATTATTACAATCATTAATATTAGGATGTGTTCCAATTCCTACTTTTCCATCACTATTCATAGATAAAACAATTCGTTCATTACTCGTATTCGTATGTGATAATTTAAAAGTATAATTAGTATTACTTTCATACCAGCTATTAAGATAATGGACAGCTTTTACTCCCGTTGTTAATAATGATGGTCTAGTTAATGTCATAAGAGGTTTTTCGATATTATTGATAGAAGTAGGAATATTATGATTAAGATTAATTAATCCTTCTATGGAATTAGTAGATAAATCATTACCGATACTTAATGGGACTAAAGGATTAATATTACTAATACCGACGGCAGTTTTACCGAATAAGAATGGATTATTTAGATAATTGAAAGTAATATTACTATAATTATAATTATTGTTATTTGGAATATAACCATAAAATTCTATGAAATTAAGGACACAATGATTAGGAGTTTCATTTAAAGTATCATTATGAGTATTAATGATACATAAGGCAAATTTGGTATAAACATCATAATCTTTATAATCGATAGTGAAAAAATTAGGACTAATATCATTATTTAAAAGAACATTTCTCTTATCATCTATAACAGACCAAGTTGAAGTTTGTTGTTTATAACCTAATAATTTAAAATCTCTAATGGAAGTTTTAAAATCGGTATAATTTGTATATAAGGCGTAGAAATTAGGAACAAATGGTTGTCCAAAATCGAATATGATATAAGCGCCACATTTAGAGACTCCAGTGAAATCGTCATAAATATATTTGTAAGAATTATTATTAGGTGATTTACTATAATTGAGGAAATTATTTTGAGTTTTCCAATATCTAAATTTAAATTTATTGAAGATATTATAAGGGAGTGTGATAATATCAGTGCTATCATCATTTTCATCAACTTCTATAGTAATTCTTATACCATTATTAAGTGTTATAATATATTTTTTAACATTATTGGAAATAGGGATAGAGTTATTGATTGCTACAATTCTATCTTCATTATTAGGAATTTTAACGATAATTCTAAAGATATCTTCGCCAATTTCCTTATCATTGATATATAATCGATTAGATTTATAATTGGAGTTAATAATATGACCTCCTATATATAAATTAGAATTAATGCTAAAATTATCAATATTAGTATTTGAGTTTAATTTAAGACGATGATTTAATGAATTGCTAAAATTAAAATTATATAAACTCATTAATTTATCGATATTATTAACATCGATAGTATTAGTAGTTCTAAGATTAGAATTGGCATCAATAATGACTATAGAATTTGGATTAGAAGAAATAACATCTAAATTACTTAAATTATTTTTATTTATTAATAGAGGTTCGAAAGTTCCATTATTAGTAATTAAAATTTGTGAATTTATTTGAACAGCAGTTCCAAAAGTAGTTAATAAATTTTGATTAACATTAATAACATTAAGCGAACCATTACTATCAAAACATGCGATTTTATTAATTAATCCTGAAGTATTTCTCAAATTGCTCAAAGAATTAATTGAGATATTAGTATCAACAACATCTTTATTATTATTAATCATAAGGAGATTATTACCATTGATACCACTAGAAATATTTAAATTACTCGTAGATAAATAATTTAATATATTAGAATTTGTGATATTAGTATTAGTTGAGAGATTGATAGAGAATGTATTAATAGCTGTTGTAAAATTTGGTAAATTTAAAGTTTCAATAGAATTAGCGGGAGTAAAAAGGATATCATTAGTAGAAGTTTGTAATTCATCGATATAAATATGATTAATGAATAAATCTCTAACACCTGAAATAGATGTTGTGAAAGTAATATCGAGAATATCATTATATTTGATATAAATTTTAATAATAGGTTCTGAACCAAAATCGATAATATAAACGACATCAGTAATTCTTTGAATAGCATTAGTATTATCAAAAGTAGTATCCCAATATAATTTAAAAGAATTTATTTGATTAGTATTCGTATTTATATCAACAAAAGAATAACCATAGATATTAAGAGTTTGGAAATAATATTTAGTGATATCAATTAAGAATAATCTAATATGAAAATAATTTCTATTAGCGAGAGCTCTCATATTAATTCTTCCAATAGATATATATGAAGAAGCATAAGGATTTGTTAAAGTAGAAATGATGATTTTTTGAGATACTGAACGATTAATGAAACCAATATCACCATTAATATCAAATGTAGATATAGCGTTTGATTTACCAATAGCCATTTTATTAATGATATTACTATCAGGGAAACCAGTATTACCTATATTTTTCCAATAATAACTATATTGATTTTTAAAATCGTCTAATGCTGACATGAGAGCATTAGAATTTAGTTCAGTTAATGAATTGATAGGGACATCATTTAGATATAATTTTTTAGTATTAATACTTTCAAGATTATAAATACTATTATCTGAAACTTTAATATTATCATCTAAGATGAGGATAGGTTTTGAAATAATTTTAAGTTCATAAATTTTAAAAGATTGGAAACTAGAGAGATTTGGATCAATTCTAATTCTAGTAATGACGATGGTAATAAATAGATATAAATTATTATTATTAATAGTAAAAACATTTGAAAATTCATTTTGAGTAATACCACCAATTTTAGTCCATCTAGTTTCATCTAACGAGCCATAAATATCAAAATCGAGGGGATCATTAAAATTTTCAACAGAATTTACTGACATTCCTATAGGAACTATTTGATATGGGAAACGTATTTTAATATAATGTCCAAAACTATTTTGAAATTTATGAATTGTAGTATCAGTTCTTGCGAAACCATTAATAGAACTATAAACATTTTCAGATTGCCAGAAAGTGAAATTATTAATATCGAAACAATTAATACAACCGAAAGAAGATATAGAAGATGGTTCATTTAATTCGTAATGACTAATAGGAGTTTGTGGATTAGGGAAAATTCTAACATCTCTATTTTTCAAATTCAAACAATTAATATTATCAACCGAGATAGTATTATCTTTATATCTTAGACCTCTATCATCTGGATTATTAAAATTGAAAAATTTGATATTATTATTAGATAATCCTCCTAAATAAATATTACCTTCTATATTTGAATATTGAATATATGATCCTTGATATAAACTATCAAATTTTGCCATAATTTCATTATTAGAATTATCAGTTCTAAAATGTAAAAGAACCATCTATTATTAACACTAATAGAAAAAGAAAAAGAATAAAAAACTACTATTAAGCCTTGGTATCATCGAGTTTAGACTTAACCTCAAGACTTTCCTTATGAGCCTTCCAACGTTCGGCAGCAATTCGCATATATTCATTAGGTGGAACTCCGGTTGGATTTTCTACCTTAATTTTTGCGATTTCATCACGAATAAAGATATTATAAGAACTAGGAGCTTTCTTTTCACCTGTCTTTTTCTTACCTTTACCATAAATAGTTTTATAACTATCTTCAAGAAGTTTTGAAAGGTCTTTTAGAGAATATTCATTATCATAATTAAGAGAAGTTTTAAAAGCTTCAACTACCTTTTCAATTTTTTTAGATGTCATTTATTTAATTTTTAAAAGGGGTCTATTGTTTATATCCTTTTGGACGATTAAAAAATATATAAATATAAAAATAGATATAATATTAATATGAGTATTTATCAAGATTGGACATCTGTTGATATTGGAAATAAGAAGGGGGTTAAAAAAGCAACATCTCAATCATTTTCAAAACCTAAAGTTGAAGAATATGATGGGACTCCACCTACGATATTATATTGGACGAATGATTTAATTATTGCTCTTCAGCAATTGAGACAAATGAAGGGATTTAGTCAAAAAGATTTAGCAAAAAGAATGAATTTGCCATCATCTGTGATTAATGATATTGAGGCAAATAAATGTCCATATAATCCAAATTTATATAAGAAGATTTTTAGATTTATGGGAGGAGATCCATCATCTCTTAATTTTCCAAAGGTGAAATAAATTTCCAATCTTTACCATCATTGGTAGTTCCTGCTAATTTATAGGAATAGATATATGGATTATTATTGATACCAGTTTTTTTAAAATCATATAAATCGGTTGCTAAGTCCCATTTCTTACCATTTTTAGAAACGGCTAATTTAGGATAAATGACTAAATTATTATCATTAAAGATTGATTTATCACAATTTTTAAGTTCATTAACTTTGATAGGAAATCTATTATTAATAATAGCATTAATAATTTCTTTTAAACATTTATTTTTATCAGTGCTTACAGAAGTTTTAGCATAATTACTAATAATAATATTTTTAATTTCTATAATAGCATCATAGAAACGATTTTTAACTCTAATTATTTTATTTTTATCACCAATTTTATAAGCATTTCTTAATTCAGCTTCTAAAATAGGTTTTATAACAACATTATTAATAACACTAACATTATTAAAATAATTTTTATTATTTTTATCATAATTGGCAATGTTTTTAATTGAATTATATATAACATTATTTAAAGTTTTTATTTGGGTTTCTAGACTAGCTTTCAATTCTTTATTATTTTCATAAATCTTATTAATTAAATCAAAAGAATTATAGATATTATTAAAATCATTTTTGATAGTAGTTACTGAAATATTAGTAGTTGGACTGGTAATTTGAACAGGAGCATTCATACTCATATCTCCAGTATTAGCAGGAATTACATCAATCTCTTTAATTTCATCATCAACATTTAAAGCTATAGCTATTTTTTTAATTTTTTGTTCAAAAGAACTAATATTAGAATTAATATCAGTTAAATTTTTAGTTTCATAAGCTCTTTTTAAAGTAGTATTTAAGATAAGAATAATACCACTTGAATTTAAATCATCATAATCAGTGATTTTTAAAAGAAAATCATAAATAGTTTTTGTTAAACTATCAATTAAATCTCTTTTTTCGATATAGGTGAATACCTGATCCATATAAACTCCTTTATAAATTTCATTTAATTCTTTAAAATTTCTTCTTATTTCTTTAATGGTATTTCTATGATTATAATAACTATTATTAAGACCATTGTCAATAATAACTTTCATATTCTCAATAATATCAAAAAAAGTTATATCTTTAGGTTTATCGAGAATAGGAAGTAATTCATTATTATATAAATCACTTAATTTATATCTATCATAAGAATTTACTAAGAGGATATCTATATTATTAATAGCATCTTTAATTTTTCTTTTAGCATCAAGTATTTCACTAATTTCTGCTTTATCTTTCTTATATAAATCTTTTAATTTTTGATAATAATCTTTAATAATTTCAATTTGTTTATAAGCGTTGCTACGAATTAATTCAGGATTAATATTATCAAAACATTCAGTAATCATATAATTATTTAAGATATAAAGAAGAATGATTACACCAGCAATAATTAAAAAGATAGTTATTAATGACATTTCTATTTATTTAAGATTTTTAATTTCATTTCTCAATTCCTTCATCCCTTCTATTATTAATCCCATCAAATTTCCATAAGCGATATTTAAATACCCATTTTCATCTTTATAGACAGCTTCTTCGATAACTTCATTAACCTCTTGAGCGATTAATCCTAATTGTCTTTTATCGTCCCCTATTTTATTAAAAAATACACCAGATAAACGTTCAATTTTATCCATAGCACCTTCAATTTTATTAATATTAGTTTTTAAGCGACGATCAGATGAAGACATAACAACACCATCAACTTTCATATTTCCAAAAACTCTTAATTTATAATCATTAGATTTATAAGTAGTGATATCATTAATAGAGAAATTATTTATAGTTTTTATATTACCATTAATATTAATATCATTATTCTTATCGATAATAATAAGACTATTATTAATTTCTTCCTTACCAAATATTTGAAATTCTGCTATATTTAACCAATAAGGATAATAAGAACCATTTATTCCTCCAACTAATTTATTAACAACAAATCCAATATATGTATACAATTTATTAAAAGATGTATTTAATTTTTTTTCATAAAATCCACTTGAATAATTAGAATTAGTTAATTCATTAATATCATTTGATGCTTCTATAATTTCTGTAAAATTAATACCATCTATTGAACCATAGAAACGAAATAATGAAGGGGCTCTATTATCTACTCCATTTCTACTAAAAAATCTATAACTAGTTAGAATTATAGGTTTAGGTAATTTAATAATTAACCAATCACCTAAATAATCACTTTTAATAAAATGCGAAGAATTAAAATCTCCTTCAGGAGATTTATAATTTCCATTATACCAAAAAGCACCGATATCACTATTTAAATTTTTATTAAACAAATTTATTTTATAATATGTTCCTGATGTGGAAGATGAATAAATAATATAATCACCACTTCCATAAGAAATACCATTATTATTTAATGAAATAACTTGTTTATAATAAATATTTGGGCTAACATTTAAGAATTCACCAGAAGATGTTGTTTCATCAGTAGAAGTATCATATAATTTAGATGGATATAATCTTTCATCTGTATATTGTAAAAAAGAGTTATAATATGGTGAATTGCCACGCCATAAACCAAAATTGCCATTTTGAACCCCAATTTTATAAAAATCTTCGATACCCCAGAAATTAATAAATCCTGAATTACTAACTGATTTTAAGGTAATAAAATCATCATTACCATTATAATTATTTATTTGAAAAAGATTATTATAAGAATTAATATCACTACCATTGATAATAACGCCACCATTATTAATTATAGAAGGATTTAGGAAAATATTGGAACTATTCAATGAAATATTATCTTTTTGAATATGAAAATTATTACCAACAATATGAGTTAAATTACTCGTGATAGAAGTTAAAATTCCATTATTTTTATAGAAAATATCACCATCGAATATAACATTTTTCATATCAATATTACCATTAGTATTTAATGAACCATTACTATCGATAGAAATTAATTTTTTATCATCTAAATGAATTTCATAATTATCATTATAACTGAACATTTTATGTTGAGAACTAAGTTGAGAATTAATTTTATTTTTAAAAACCAAATGAGGTTGAAATTTATTTATAGTAATAGGTAAAAAGAAGTCAGGATTATTATTTTCAAAATCATAAATTTCATAATAATCATTTTTAGTGAATGTTAATTCAATAGTAGTAATATCCATATTATTAATTTCGATTGGATAAACTTTCTTAACAACATTTGAAGAAATTTTAATATTTTTCTTAAAAGAAGTAGCATCTGTATAATTATTAAGAATATCACTATTAATACTATTTTTCAAAAAAGTATTACTATTATTAATAATAATTGATTTTTCATCTTGTCCTTCAATAGAACAAGCATTCATATAATTATCAAAGAAATTAGATGGAACATTAATTTCATTTCTCAAATTATAATTATAAGAAAAATCTAATTGAACATCTGTGATATTAATATTAGGGACTGGATAATAATAAATACTATTAACAATATTATAATTATAATTATAATTATCTATATTAACCATAAAATCATTTGTAATAGTTTTAATTTTATAATCATTAGATGGTTTATCTTTAACATTCAAGAAAGTTAATAAATTTATATTACTATATAAATTATTTTCGAAATTAGAGGAGAAATTGCTATGAGTAATTTTACTAGCTATCAAAAGTTCATTATTTAATGTTTGAGGAATTTTATAATTGAGAGTTAAATTAACTCCATCAATATCATAATCAAATGGTATAATAGAGAAATTTGTAATTTTTGCTTTTAAATTGGGATTATAAGACCTTAAAGAAGGTATCAATTCAATTGAATTACTATCGATATAAACTGGAATACTTTCTAAATATCTATAATCTAATTCGATATTATTAAGATTAATGGTAAAATCAATAATAAGATTACTATTGAAAATTAAATTAGAATTATTAATATGATAATTATAAATATTATTATTATTAACGTCTTTTATAGGATATTCATTTGAATTAAAATCATAAGAAAATGAACTAATATTATTATCAAAATTATCATCATAATAATCAAAATGATATTTATTGGAAGTTATTAATAAATTACTGAAGGGGGTTTTTATATAACTATCAATAACAAAAGAATTATCATCGTCATTAGTAATATCATAATTATTCAAACATTCAATAGATGGATTATTTTTGCTTGATTTAACTTTAATAGAAGGGATATTAATATCATTACTATTTAAAATTAATAAATCTTGATTATTATAATTGAAAACGAAATCATTATTAACTTCGAATTTCCAATTATTCATTTCATTTTCGAAACCAATTCTTACAGGTTTTTGATTATTAGTTAATTTCAAGAGATAATCAAAATCGTCATAAATATTAACACAACTATCTTCATAATTGATATGATTACTTGTATAAAATTCGGCTTTACCAATATTTAATTGATTTTTATTATCAAAATTGAGACAAGTTAGGAATGGATAATTATTATTTGGACTAATTTCAAAAATAGTTAAATCATGATTACCTTTTAATTTGAATTGAATTTTATTATTAATATCACCAGTATCATTAAAATCACTTAATATACCTAATTCAATAATAGCAATATCAGGTCTGGCATCAAAATTTTTAAAAGATTTATTATAAAATTTGGTTATAACAGGTGGTAAAACATCATCATAATAATCATTATTATTATAAATGAATAAAGGTGTTTTAAAAGAGTTATCTGTTTGAATATTATTAAGTTTATTAAAAATCCATTCATCTTTATAAGCAATAATTGAAGTTTTATTAGGAAATATTGCGATTTTATTACCAATTAAACTTAAATCATTAATATCATTTGTATAATTGGTAGTAATATTATTACTATTATTTAAAATATTGGATTGAACTTCTTGATTAGAGAAATTACCAATAATAACACCATTAATCATATATGATGAATTGCCTTTTAAATTAAGATTTCCTTCGATTTCAACATTACCTTTAATAGAAACAGCAGTATTAAAATCATAATTATGATTAACGACGGGATTATTAATATCAATAAAATATCTTTTATAAGTTGGATTATAGAAGAAATTCATACAACTATGAGTAGGGTTATAAGTATTATCGGTATAACCAATTTGTAGAGTTCCAGTATTATTCTCTTCATTTCTATGATTTTTATAAATAAACCATTTATAATTATTTCTATTTTGAGTTTTAATAGGCATATCATAATCACAAAAATCAATACCAGAATAAAAAGCATTATTATTAAAACCACCTCCTCTAATTCCTCTATAAATTCTTAAAATTGAATTATTATTAATATTAGAACTGAAATTTCTAATTTGAAGAGGGATAGTATAATTATTATTAGTATTACTAATACCAATACCAATATGATTAAAGACGGATGACATTTTTCCATAATCTTTAAAATTGGTGATTTTCAGGTTATTTTCGAAATAACCATCATAAGAATTAATACCACCAATAATATTTAATGTTTTCTTATTAAGATAATCTTTATTTTCGAGATTTATATCAAGATTTTTAACATTTAAGATAGATGAATTTTGTGAATTGATATAGATAATATTAACGGAATATTCTTGATTATTTTTGCGAATATAATAATCATTAGCGACGAAATCTCCAATTAAATCAAGAGTTCTCATTGGAATATTCGTATTAATTCCAATTCTGTTATTTTCCATAATAGCTAGATTAGGAACAAGACATTTAAAACCTTCACAACCATCTTTATCTTTTCCAGCATAAAAATAAATATTATGCCATTTAATATTTTTCTGTGTTAGAAAAACGAGACTATTATCAAGATTTCCATATAAATTATTTAATTTCGTATGACCAATATAAGCCTTACTATTATCAGTAGTTAATGCGGATTTATCTTCTAAACTTAATTCAAATCTTTCTTGTTTTCTCTTAATAATATTAAATTGATTATCATAATTATCAGTATTAAGAATACCTGTTCCTAATCTTCCACTAATAGCAAGATTACATCCATAATCAAAATTAAGACCATTGGTAGCAAATGAGATATTGGAGGTATTAACTCTATAACCATCTATATAAAGGTCATTGCTAACATTAATACTTTTATTAATAGTCAAATCATCATTAAAAATGACGTTATTATTAAAGAAGGTTGTTTTATTAAATTCAGCGACACCATTAATAATAGTTTCACAAGTTTTTAAACTTTCACTAGTAATTTTTTGTGAAAATTCACCAGAACCGAAGACATTTAATTTATAAGAGTTTGTTAAATTACTTCCAATATTAAGATTAGAATTAAAGGTGAAAACATCTTTGATAAAATGACCACCTTTAATTTGATTTGCGTCTAATGTTAAACCATTCTTTCTAATATAAATATCATCTAAATGAAGATTTGATTTATGAAAATAATCGTAAGTAATAATATTGCTGATAATAGCATAACCATTAACATATAATCTTGGAGTTTTTAATTGATTATTATGTATAATTTGATGATGACATTTCTCTCTATTAATATTAATACATCCATCTAAATCAATGGACATTTGAGGATAATTGGAAATATTAGAATGTTCAGGAATACCTAAACCATTTGAATATAATTCTTCTATTTTTTTTGAAGATTTTGAAATATGAAATTCTAATCCCATACCTTCAGTTGTTGATATATTAGCTGGTGTAAATTGATTGAAACCTAACATACCAATAGCTAATCTTGCTGGTTCTTCGTCATTATTAATATTATTATAAATACCTAATTGTATATTTTCAGCTTTACCATTAGGACTATCAATAACCTTAAGGGGATGAGAATTGGAATATGTGGAGGCATAATTTCCAATAGTTAGATAAGAAGGCGTATAAACATTTTTATTATCATTATAAGGATAACCTTCGAAAAAAAGGAGATTAGAATTAACTTTAGTAATTAATTCATTTAATTTTTGACTAGTTAAATTTGAATCTAATGTTAGATTTTCGAATTTAACTGATTTAGCAGTAATAGTTCCTTTACAAATGATATTATTATTTACATAAAGACCAGCATTGGTATTTAACATTTCTCTTCGTGTAGCATTGATACCTACACCATTATTATTGATAAGGAAATTATATTCAGTATCTAAAGTATTGGATGTTAAATTAATATTATTTCTTTGTCCTACTACGAGATATTCGTTAAGAGACATATCTAATTTATATAAATTGCTAACATTAGCTAAACCAACAGCAATATTTTCAATATATAATTGTTTTGTGTTATTGGTATAACTATTCATATTAACTCCTACTTAAAAATTATATATATGTTTTTAAATAGCATTATTAATTAATTCAATTTTATTATTCAAATCTTTGATAGCTTCTATAATAATTCCAATAAAACTTAGATAATTAACATTTTTAAATCCGTTCGAAGTTGTTTGAACGATTTCTGGAATAATCTTTTCAATTTCTTGAGCAATTACTCCAATATTTTTAGTATAATCATCTTTAAATTCGTATAAAACACCACGACATTTTAATATTTTATCTAAAGCATTTGGATAAGTTTCAATATTTTTTTTCAAATTACTATCGGAAGCATTAAATATATTCCCAGTAATTCCCATATTACCATTAATATTCAATATATATTCATTTAAATTAATAGATGTAGATGTAGGATTACTACCAATAATAACATTACTATTAAATTTACTATTACTATTTGTATAAAATGAATAATTAGCAACATCAGGTGTTATATTTCCAATAACAATTTTTCCATAAGTTTGAATATTAGGTATTATTGGATTAAGACTAATTTCGTTATTATTTAATATTAATCCACTATCAGTAGTCTTAATATTAACGAAGATCTCATTATTAACATTACAGGATAAACCAGAATTTGCTCGAACTTTTAGAAAAGATGCTGGAAGTTTATTTCTTTCACTGAAACTTGTATCAGAATCTAAAATGAAACTTCCAGAAATTCTACCATTGATAATAACATTACTATTAAAAACTGATATACCATTAACAATTAATCTTTCATTAGAATTAGGAACAAAATTATTAGAATTTATTGAAATAAAATCGCTAATATAAGTTCTGGAATTAATATTAAGATTATTATTATTCGTGGAAATATTAATATTAGAATTTGCTGTAAATCTCAATTCTAAATTAGAATTTCTAATAAGTGCTATATTATTATTAGTTTTAGAAAAAACATCTAATATATAATCATTAGCAACGTTATTTGAATTATTGCCAATAGTAGTCTTTCCGGCAATTACAACATTTCCAATATAATTTTGTTGATTAATACCTAAATTATTTATATATAAATCATTAAATTTTTCAGTTGTTCTATCAATAGATGATATATAGGGATTATTAGCACCACCAATTTGATAAATTCCAAATGATAGAATATCACTATTATTATTTTTTAATATCAAACTTTTCCAAGAATTAGGTGAAATAGAATTATTAATAGTAAAACGAACATTAGGAGTTGGAGGAGTTCCTAAACCAATATTAATATCAGAATCGACAATAAAAGCTTGAGCAAGTGCTGTTAAAGACATCTCTTTATTAAATAAAAAAATAATTATTTCGTAATAATAGTTGGTGTTAAGATATAAATAGCGAATTTCTTATCTTTTTTAAAGGTGATAGTAAATCTTATATTTTCAACATCTATAATACATTCCTTTTTAGTATTTTTAATAAGAACACTATTATCTATTCCAAAATCAATAATACCTTTACCTAATTCTTCAAAATTTTCAAATTCATTTATAGGAATTCTTACTCCTAATTTAAATATATCTTTACCATCTTGATGATTACTAATTATAGCTTCAATATGATAGAATAGTTCATGTTCTATGAAATCTTCAGTCTTATCAATTATTTCAAAATCTTCTTTATTTTTCTTTTTCATTTCTTTTTCCTTATCTTTGATGATTTGGGTCATTTCTTTAATGTAATCATTCATCTTTTTGATTTTAACGGAAGGGTCATCTTCTTCTAAATCATTCTTCTTTTTACCATTCATACAATCAAATAAAGCTTCTTCTTGAGAAATATCCGTATCATTCTTTTTCAAATTCTTTTTATCATCTTTTAATTTTTCTTTAAATTCTAGAAGAATTTCTTTAGTTTTATCTAAATCAATTTCAATATATTTATCGATATCTTCGATAAAATTTTTATAAACTTCAAAAATTAATTTATTATTAGAAGAACTCATTAAAACTTCTTCTTTATAAATAACGGGATATGCGAATTGTCTCGCATCTTTTTCACGATTAAGATAGGAAATATAACCAGTAATATTATCTAAGAATTTTTTATGTTCTCCATTCTCTTTTCTAAATTTATAATTATCATCTAAATACATTTCTTTAAAATCTTCAAAATTTTCTGGAAAATAATTATCTGTTTTTAAAAGATTTAATAATTTAAATAATTGTATTGGGTCATTTGTATATGGTGTAGCCGTCATTAATAATAATTTACAACTATCATTTTTAGAATATTCATAAGATTTATAAATAGCATTTTTAAGTAATTTAATATCAGGCTTTTCGGCAGCTGGAGTATCTTCGGCAAATAATTTATGAGCTTCGTCAATAATAATTAATGTCTTTTTTAATGGATCTTCTTTACCATTTCTCTTAACTAATTCCTTATAAAATTCATTTTTACCAGCGACAAGATTTGAGAATTGTTTATAAGAAATAGGCATAACCCAACGACCATCAAGATATTTAAGATAATTACCATTCATATTTTCGGGAATATTAACACCATTTTCAATTTTTTCTCGAATAGTTGAAGAACATATTAAATTATACATATTTTTCCAAATATCAGGTTTTAATGTATGTCTAGTAATCCATAAAATAGTATATCCATCTTTTTCAAATGATTTAGAAGCGGTAGCTATAGCGGAACAAGTTTTACCAGTTCCAACGGAATGCCAGAATAAGATACCTTTATAAATACTGGAAGAATTAAAATATTCGCTTACAAATTGCTGACTATTATTAAGAGTAGCAAAACGACTTTTAACGATATCTCCATTATTTACACAACCATTTTTAAATTCAAGATTTTTCCATTTAAAATCATTAAAATAGCGTCTAATATATTTACGCATTTCGATAAAATCCAATTTCTTTTTCAATTCTTTTCCAATAGATTTAACCTTTCTAATATCAATAAAAGCTCGTTTCTTTTTTTTAATTTCTCCACCGAAATTTCCATAAGCTTTTTTAATTAAAGCGAAATCTTCATTTTCATTTTTATCTAATGATTCATATATATCTTTAATTTCAAAATTACGAAATCCTTCAAATTTTTCAAAAACTTCCTTCTTATCTAAATTATCTTCTTTTTCATTCCCGAATTCATGAATAGCTTTATTAATTTCATAATCTACAGCACCGAAACGACAAATATTCTCTAATTCGGCGGCAAAAAATAATTTCTTAATATCTATTTTTTCTTCATTAATAAATAACATAAAAGCATCTTTTTCATCTTTAAATCTCTCATTTAAAATTAATTTATATTTGAAGACGTGAAGAGGCCAACCAATTTCTGGATTAAATTCTAATCCTTTTTGACCACAAAATCTGGTTCCTCTTCCAATAGCTTGTTTTTGATCAGCGGGTGAAATTAAATCATCAAAAAGATGAATATATTTAACATCGAAACAATCAATACCTTCTTTAAAACCTTGGTCAATTAATAAAAATCTAATTTTTTCACCATAAATATTATCAGGTCTTTCATTGAATATTTTAAGAATTTCATTACGAAGTTTTACTGGAAATGGTTTATTATAAATAGCGACTGATGATAAGAGAGCAAAATTTTCACCACTATCTGGAATATTAATTTTTAATTTATCATTATAAATATTATTCATTCCATAAGCTTTAAAAACAGATGCTACTAATTTAATACCAGCAATGGAACTTCTTAAATCACTATAGATGATATGTTTAAAATTCTTACCATATTTTTTCATATCATTATCGTCTAATTCTTGAATTTTTTTAATTAGATGAGCTAATTTTGGAGAATTTATATCTAAAAATTCTTTAATTTTTAAGGCATTAAATGATTTATTATCAAATTTATAAAAATCATTTTTACTACTATTATTAATAACTCTTCTAATACATTCTGCTTTTTTTGAAAATGTCATTTTAATCTAATATTTATGAATGTTTTTTTATTTGATGAAATTCATATTTAAAATTAGGGGTTGGTGTTTCTAAAATTATTATGATATTTTTATTAACACTTCTAAAACTCTTCACAAATTTATAAATATCATTAATATGAATAAATCCTTGATTAATAATATCATGTCTATCTAAATGACTTCCCTTAGGATTTTTACTATTATTTAAATGAATTAAAGCAATATCATTAATATTATTATTCATCATAGTTATATCAAATACTTCTTTTAACTCATATCCTTTTGCCCAAATATGACAAGTATCTATACAAATTTTAAATACATCCTTATATCTATTATCAAATTCATTATAGAAGTTTAAGAAATCTTGATAATTACTTAATAGTTCTGTTCCTTGTCCAGACGCGGTTTCTAAAATTAATTTAGAAGACCATCCATATTTAATAATTTCTTCTAAGATATATTCAATTCCTTTTTTCATATTTATTAAAGCATCTTTAATAGGAAGTTTAGTTGATTTACCAGTATGAATAACACATCCAATTGCTCCTAATATATGAGCGATTTCTAATTCTTTTAAGATGATTTTAATCCAATAACAATCTTCTAAATTTATAAATCTCTTATTAATCATCGTAGAAGATGCGAGATTAATAGTATAAGGACTATGAATAATTAATTTAAAATTATTATCAATAATAAATGATTGAATATCTTCGGGATCTCCTAAAAACTTTTTATTATATTCTCCAACATTAACACTACGAGGATTAGAAACGAATATTTGAAGAGAATTTCCATCCGCATTTTTAATAATTCTCAAAGTTTCTAATAAATTTTTTTCACGAGGAATATGCGCACCAATTGAAAACATTCTTTATTTATGATTTATAAAAATTTAATCATTTTTTATATATGATAAAAATAATATAAGTATGACACAAAATAATACATGGAATGTTTTATTTAATCAATTTCCATTATTAAGAGATGAAATAAATTTATTTCAAAATAATCCAGATATTGATTATCATTCAGCATTAAGGCAATTTTCAAATAATTTTAATACTTCAAATACTTCTTCAAATATATCAGCAAATTTTAATAATATTTATAATAAATATGATTTGACTATATATTCTACATCTCAACAATTATCTAATACATTTAATAACATTTTTAATAGTAATTTAATAAATTTAAATAATGCCGAAAAAGCATTTACAGATTCATCAAATTATACCAATAATACTTCAAATATAATTTTGAATTATATAAATGATTCAAATTTATCTATAAATAATCAATTAGAATTAAAACAAAATAATTTAACAGCATCGACAAATCTTTTAGGAATTGGTTCATCAATTACTCAAATTGATGCTATAAATATTTCATCTGGTATTTTACCAGTTTCAAGAGGAGGTATAGGGACTACAATATTACCAAACAATCAATTATTATTAGGTAATATAACTTCTATTAAATCATCAAGTTTATTAATATATGATAATGTTAATAATAGATTAGGTGTGAATACAACCGATTTAACATATACGTTAAATGTTAATGGTTCTATAAATTCAACGTCATTATATCAAAATGGTTCTTTAATAAATTTTGCTAATTTCGCAACAGATACTGAATTAACAGATGGATTAGCATTAAAACAAAATATATTAACAGCAACTACCAATCTTTTAGGTATTGGTTCATCAATAACTCAAATTGATTATAATAAAATTACATTAAATACACCTGATTTAACATTATATAATTCTTGGACTAAATCAGATAATAATATTTATAATTCAATAACAAGTGGAAATGTAGGTATTGGTGTAAATAGTAGTATTACATATAAATTAACAACAAATGGATTATCATCTGCTAATGGTATGATTATAGGATTTGGAAACACTATGAACTTATATCCTAATATACCAGGTAATTATATTCTTTTAAAACATAATACATATAATGGTGAAATTGGTATTAATAATCCTAATCCAGAATGTGCTATTATAATGGCAAATAATTCTTCAGCAGGGGAGTTAAATTGGTGTTTTTATTCGGGTGTTGTTAAATATTTTGCAAGTGTAACACCAATTAATTCATTAAGATATGATATAGGAAGTTCTTTAATAGAGAATACATTACATAAATCATCTGGAACAAATACATTTATACCACTAATAAGTTTATTATATTTAGGAAATGTTGGTATAGGTTCAACAATACCATCACATAAATTAGATGTTAATGGTTCTATAAATTCAACGTCATTATATCAAAATGGTTCTTTAATAAATTTTGCTAATTTCGCAACAGATACTGAATTAACAGATGGATTAGCATTAAAACAAAATATATTAACAGCAACTACCAATCTTTTAGGTATTGGTTCATCAATTACTCAAATTGATTATAATAAAATTACATTAAATCAATTATCTTTCATGAGTCCATTATCAAAAGATGTTAATAATAATGTTAGTATTGATTTAAGCTCTTATTTAACTAATGTAAATGATGCTAGTTATGTTTTAAAATCTGGTTCAACTATGTCAGGTTCTTTAAATATAACCGGTGTTTCATCAAAATTAACATTTGGTTTAAGATATGAAAACATATTGGTTGATTTATATAATGGGACATTCGGGATTGGAGTTGAAAATGGTTTTATGAATTTTAGTGTTCCTGCTTCATCTGGATATAAATTTTATAATAATACAACTACAAATATTGCTACGATAACATCAGAAGGGAATTTAAATGTATCAGGAAATCTTCAAGAAGCAGGAACAAATTTATCATCAAAATATTTACAATTATCTGGAGGATCATTAACAAATTCTTTAACAATTAGCACTGGAAATTTAAGTATCACAAATGCTACAGGAATACTTTCAATGGGTTCAAAATTTTTATCTAATATAATTAATTTATATTCAACTTCTTATGGTATTGGAGTTCCAAGTGCTACTGAAATTAGATTTTATAGTCCTGCTTCGACAAATTTTAAATTTTATACAGG